CCATCACAACCGGCTCACTCCTAATGTATTACGATTTCGAAATTGGCGACTCAAACCCAGTTTCAGGAAACTTCCCACCTAACGCAACTGTTTATGATGTTGTTACAGCATCTTTTCACGGACCAACCGCACACACAGGCACAATGACCAATATGTCGGTTGCGGATTTTGGTGCGTGGGGTCAAGGGAAACTTGGAAAGTATTCATTTTTGTGTGATGGTATAGATGATTCCATTAGTATTGCATCATCTTCATATTTGCCTCGTGGAGATGGGGACGAAAGTTTTTCTATTTCATTATGGGCAAACAACACTGCTGCCCTAAACTCATATGAAACATTGGTTGGTCGCCACGAAACGAACGCTGCTGGCAAGGCATTTACCACTGGTTATAATTTGGGATATGATGGAAACGGATCTGATAATTTAACTCTTTTTATTGGAGAGTGGGATAGTGCTGCATCACATGCTAGTTGTGATTGGGATGGCGCTACTGATACAACTTTTAGACACCTTGTAGTAACTTATAATAAAGATACGGATGTTTCTCAATTATGGCTAAATGGTGTTAAAGGAACTGATGGAGCAAAAAGCGCAGTAAGTCCATTACCAGGATTGGTAGATACTCGAATTGGACGACTTGGAACATCGGCGGGTTATGTTTGGCCCGGAAACATCGATGAAGTTGCGTTTTATAACGTTGCTCTCGACTCTGGAGCTATTAGCGACTTATACAATTCAGGACAAGGCGCAAAAGCAAACACAGTTAGTTCATCTGCGCTTGTTTGTTATTTAGATATGGAATGCAATGGTCCAGGAAGCTTGATTGCAAAAGATTTAAGTGGAAATGACCTCTCGGGAACTTTGGATGCAGCCGCAGGAACTTGCGGAACAGGATAAAATGAGCAACAATAATTTAACATACACAACTATAAATGTTTCTGATATTACACCATCTATTATGAATGATTGTATTGAAAACAACATACATACATTAGCTACAACAGTGGATGGATCTCAAGCAATTTTAAAATGGAAAGGCGATCCACCAGCTTGGGTTGCAACGCTTGGACTTTCGACTTATACACAAACAGAAATTCGAACCTTGTGTAAAACAGCGGCTTGGATGCCGCCAGGTCCGCCAGGTTGATAATTTATAGCATTTTACCAATCTTACTGACTATTTATTTGAGACAACTATTACTATTAGGAGATTTAAATGTCATCATCAATGTTAGAACAAGCCGTCATCGACGCGCAAGCCCTTAAGGAAGCAGCAATCAAAAACGCAGAACAAGAAGTGTTAGAGAAATATTCAGGAGAAATCAAGGAAGCTGTTGATTTGTTAATTGAACAATCTTTAGAAGAGCCCAGCCCATTGGGATCAGAAGATTCTCTTGACTTATCTGCCGACCTTGGGGATGCTGTTCCTGATGCAATTGTTGCAGATATTCCAATGAAAGCAACTGAACAAGTGGATGGTACGAAAGCAGATGATACTGTCATTCTTGATTTAGACGCATTGATGGAAACAGTAAAATCCTTTACTGAATCTGAAAGCGAAGAAGTTGTATTTGAAGTGAATGAATCAGATTTGGAAAGCCTCATGCAAGAAGATTCTGACGGCGAGGAAATGGTAGAAGAAACTAGGGGAAGTGTTGAGGGGGAACCTTCGCTTGCAAAAACGACCGAAGATGATGAAGACAATCCTATCGATTATGAGAAAAGTCAGAAAGTGGGAGACAGGGTTTTCGAAGAAGAAATTAACCTCGATGAAGACGTTCTTAAGGCAGCTATTGAAGAAATCCTAAAAGTAGATTTGGAAAATGTCCCTCGCGGAATGGCAGGAACAACACATCCTACGACCATTGAACAAGTAGACGCAATCAACATTGCGGCTGCTGCTGAAGAAGACACCGTTAAAAAAGAAGAAAACGAAGCTTTTAATAACGCTGTAAAAAAGATCGCAAATTTAGAAGAGCAAGTAAAATCTCTCAAGTCTGATAAAAATAGGCTTGCGAAAGATCATAATGAACTTAAGAGTATTGCCCGTCAAGTCAGTGGTAAACTGACTGAATTAAACACAACCAACGCTAAGTTGGTATATCAGAATCGTATTCTGGAATCCTCCTCCTTGAATGAGCGACAAAAAACAAAACTTGTCGAAGCGGTTTCAAACGCGAATTCAACTGAAGAAGCTAAAGTTATTTTTGAAACTTTACAAGATTCACTTTCCTCTAAGGCACAGAATGCGCCTTCGACCTTAAGTGAAGCTGTAAACAAGAATAGTTGGCTTATTTTGAAATCAAATAAAAATCAAGAGCAAGTTTCTAATTCTGCTTCCGAGCGTATGAAGAAGCTTGCCGGAATAATTTAAGGAGAATTAATACAATGAGTATTATTGAAAAACTAACAGAGGGCATTATTAAACGTGATGTCCAAAAAGAGGGTCAGGCTCTTCTCAACAAATGGGATAAGACTGGTCTTTTGGAAGGGTTGGGCACTGATCATAGCCGAAATGCTATGGCAGCTCTACTCGAAAATCAAGCAAAAGAGCTTCTTCGAGAAGCTTCAACAATGGCAAGTGGAGATGTCGAGGGCTTTGCAGCCGTAGCATTTCCAATCGTTCGTCGCGTGTTTGGTGGTCTAATTGCAAACGAGCTAGTATCGGTTCAGCCTATGAGCTTGCCGTCTGGACTTATTTTCTTTCTAGACTTTACTTATGGAACATCAACCGGAAACTTTACCACAGGCGAATCACTCTATGGTGGTGGAAAGGTTGCTAGCGAAATTACTGGTGGTGTAAATCTTTCGGGCGCAAATGCTGAAAAGAGCTTTTATAACCTTAATAATGGTTATGCATCTCCAACAGGAAGTGCTGCAACCGCAACGACAGTTATTATGTCGGGAACAGTTGGTTCTCGCACCAATGACGACACAAACGATGAGCTTTCACGAGCTGTTAATTGGGATCCAGATCTTTCTGGTACTGTTGTGGCAGTGGCAACAATTCCGCTGGCATCTCTAACAGCCGCACAATTTAATATGAAAGACTTTATTACAGTTCGCCTTAGTGATCTTCCAGCCGACCGACAAGTCCGTCGTTTGACTCGATTGTCCGGTACTGCTCCGCACACCAATGTAATTGTTGTTGTAGAAGCTACTGGTTCGGCTACGTCGGCTCGTGTGGCTGCTGATCTGGATACAGCTGCAAATTCAGACTTTACTATCGATGACGATTTTACCAATGGTTCACTTGGTGGTGTAGTTGGTCAACAGGTCTGGGGTCTTGAAAACAATACCGCAATTCCTGAGATTGACATCAAGGTTGATAGTGTTTCAATTACAGCTATCACTAAAAAGTTGAAAGCAAAATGGACACCAGAATTGCAACAAGACATTAATGCATACCACAATATGGATGCAGAGGTTGAGCTTACTGGAATCCTTAGCGAAACAATCGCTCTTGAAATTGATCAAGAAATCTTAGAAGATTTGGTTAAAGGTGCGAAAGCTGGTACTCTTTATTGGTCACGGCTGCCTGGTAAATTTGTAAGTAATTCAACTGGAGCGAGTACCAATCAAACACTCTATCCAGATTTCACTGGAACAGTTTCAGAGTGGTATGAGACACTCCTAGAGACTGTTAATGATGTATCTGCACAAATTCACCGTAAAACTTTGCGAGGTGGAGCAAACTTCTTGGTCACAAGCCCAGAGATTGCTAACATCCTAGAGTTTACAAGTGGTTTTCGTGCTGATACAACCGCCGATGAAAATCGCGGAACAGCTGGTGCAGTTAAGGTTGGATCTATGAGCAAGAAGTGGGACATTTATGTTGATCCATATTTCATGCGAAATGTAATCCTTGTCGGTCGTAAGGGCAGTAGCTTCCTAGAAAGTGGATATGTCTATGCACCTTATGTGCCTCTACAGGTTACACCAACTATTTTCGGAACTGAAGACTTCGTACCTCGTAAGGGCGTTATGACCCGTTACGGTAAGAAGATGGTTCGTCCGGATATGTATGGTCTTGTGATTGTTGAAGATTTAGTTTAAATCATCAATACATAACTTAAACCTTTTAGAATGCCCCACCTTTCTTTATGGAAGGTGGGGTTTTCTTTTTTTCATTTAAGAACCTTTTTGACTATTTAACATACAGGAGAGTAAACAAATGCCAGCACCCCCCATTTTATCACCAGTTCAAAAAACAAGTCCCTATGTTTTGCCCGCGACAGGAACACATTCAAACGTTACCTCCACGGCACTTCCATATGGAATTTATTTGGGATCAACAGATTTTATTTCGGGTGCGGTGGATCAAGTAGCTTTTACTTATAAGATGCTTGGAGGAGATGTCTTAGACATCGAGTTAACCGAGCAAAATGTTTATACATCCTACGAAGCGGCTATATTAGAATACTCTTATATTGTTAACAACCATCAAGCAAAAAATGTGCTGACAAGTTTCTTGGGCGCAACAACTGGAACATTTGATCACGATGGAGAATTAAAATCTGGCGAGTTATCCTCTAGTTTAGCGGGCACCCAGGCATCTTTAAAATATCCAAAATTTACTTTCGCGGCAAGCAAACAAATTTCTGACGGTCTTGCACTCGGCGCGGCACTTGGCGATACACGGATTTATTCTGCATCTTTTGCTGTAGCAAATAATAAACAAGATTACGATTTACAACAAGTTGTTCAAAATGCATCAATCTCATCTTCTCTTAGTGCGGACATTTCTTTTACCGGAAGTGTAAATAATAAGAGGATCGAAATACGAAGAGTTTATTATAAGTCTCCTCAATCTATGTGGAGATTTTATGGATATTATGGTGGTCTTAACGCTGTCGGGAATCTTTCTACCTACGGTCAATATTCTGATGAATCAACCTTCGAAGTGATCCCAGCGTGGCAAAATAAACTCCAGTCAATGGCGTTTGAGACAAATCTTTATACTAGAGCGTCCCATTATTCCTATGAGATTCGAGACAATAGAATTAGAATTTATCCATCCCCAAGCTCACCGGGAATCGGCTCCCCAACGAAAATGTGGTTTGAATTTACCGTTCCGACCGACCCATGGACCGAGGACACCACAAGAAAATCGGGTGCTGAAGGCATAAACAATTTAAACACATTACCATTTGCCAATATTCCTTATAAGAACATCAATAGCATGGGAAAGCAGTGGATTAGAAAATATTCTTTAGCTATTGCGAAAGAGATGCTTGCTCAAATCCGAGGAAAGTTTGGATCAATTCCAATTCCAGGCAACTCAGTGACATTAAATGCTTCGGAATTGGCAGCTCAAGCAAAAGAGGAGCAAGGTTCGCTTAAAGAGGAACTAAAGGTTCTTCTAGATGAACTTACTTATCAATCTATGGCAGAGAAAGAAGCTGTTATGGCTGAGTCTGCCAAGACAACACAAGTTAATATTCCTATGGGGATTTATCTAGGATAGAATCATGGCGGACAATAAATGGAATAGACCTAACAGCCCACCCCCACCTCTTTTTTTTAATAAAAAAGAAAGAGATCTGGTGAAGCAAGTAAACGATGAACTTATTGAACGTGTTATCGGGCAGACTATTCTCTATTATCCCATAAGTGTGGAGCATAGCGACTTTCACCCTCTTTACGGAGAATCAATTACAAAGAACTTTTTACCACCGATAAAAGTAAATGTATTGGTTGAGTGGACTGGTACGGAAACGACAACCACGAATTTCGGGGTTGACCGAATTTATTCCTTAACTTGCCATTTTCATGAAAGAAGGTTACAAGAAGATCAGGACTTATATGTCCGTGAAGGAGATTTTATTCTATATGGAGGAGATTATTACGAGATTGTAACAACATCAGAAACTACAAGTCTGTTTGGTCAAGTAGAGAATCAACTAGAAATCTCTGCAAAGTGTCATAGAGCAAGACAAGGAGTCTTCGACGGTAAATAATTATGAAAGATATTAGTAATGTTAGTGGCACAATTGAAAAGATTATGCCCTTTAAGCCTTCGACTTTCGAAACGATTGATTATGCTCTTGTTAGCTGGGTTGAAGATCAGATGAATGTTTTCTGTACAACCAACAAAGGGTTCAAGAAGGTTCCCACCGTATGGGTGGCAGGAGAACGCTCTTGGCAGGTCAAAAATGATAAAAATTTAAGAGATTCTGATGGTGCTTTGATATTTCCAATGATAACCGTGCAGCGAGATAGTATCAATAAAAACCCTCAAAAAAAGGGTGCTTTTTATGGTAATGTCCCACCAGTTCCCGACAACAAGGGAGGATCAATAACAATCGCCAGAAGGATCAACCAGGAAAAGACATCTAATTTTTTAAATGCGGACGCTTATAAAAAAGCAAGTAAGATCGCAGGTAATGCAGGTGCCACAGGTGGTCAGCAAATTAATTTTCCGAGCAAAAAAAAGAACAAAAAAGTTGTTTATGAAACGATCACGGTTCCGATGCCGGTGTACGTTGAAATTAAGTATGTTTTAACAGCTAGAACTGAATATCAACAACAAATGAATGAAATTTTGCAACCTTATATTGTGAATACCGGTGGCATAAACTATAAAGTTCTCATTGGTCATGATGGTCATCGATATGAGGCGTTCATGGATCAGAATTTTAATGTTACAAACAACCTTAATCAATTGGGAGAAGAACCTAGAATATATGAGACTCAAATAACAGTAAACGTGCTTGGTTATTTGGTTGGAGCTACTGCAAACGCTAAACAACCCAATATTGTTATTAGAGAAAATGCGGTGCAGGTTAGCATACCACGAGAAAGAACTATATTCGGCGACGAACCCGATTGGAAAAATGGAAAATATGAACCTTAGAGTTTCCTTTGTCTTTTGCGGCAATAACCTACTATTTATTAGAGAAATTAAGTATTTTATACCTAACAAGGAGATTCACATAGATGGCTAAAACTGGCGTTGATAAATTTAGATTTATTTCACCTGGAATTCAAATTGCAGAAATTGACAATTCCCAACTGCCCCAATCACCGGAACCAGTAGGACCGGTAATTGTAGGGACAACATTACGAGGGCCTGCATTACGCCCCACAAAAGTCGATTCATTTTCGGAATTTGTAGAAATTTTTGGAATGCCCCAAGTGGGCAACAAAACAGGAGATATTTGGAGAGACGGAGTTTTCGGACTGTCTCCCACATATGGCGCTTATGCTGCTCAAGCGTGGCTTAGAAATAATAACCCAGTTACATTTGTTAGACTCCTTGGTAAAGCAAATACAGACGCAACAACCGGCGGTGTCGCAGGTTGGAAAATTGGCGGTACACACGATGGAACCTACGCAAATGGTGGTGCATTTGGATTGTGGTTGATTAATTCAGCCAGTTCGACCTCTTCCGCTACAACCGGTACACTCGCAGCAACTTTTTATTGTGATACTGGACGAATTGATCTTTCTGGAACCGTGGCTGGGGGAACAGCAACAACTGCTTCCGCTGGGCACTTAATTGAAAGCCGAGGAACAGGAATAGAATTTCTGGCACAGGTTAAGAGTGGTTCTGCTGGTGGAGTTGCTGAAACTATCAGTTTCAACTTCAATGAAAATTCTAAAAAATATATTAGGAAAGTTTTTAATACCAATCCTACACTCATCGACCCCAACAATCGACAATATGCTACAGCCAATCGCAAAAATTACGTCCTTGGAGAGACATATGATAGGTCTGTTGATGAACTTATAACAAACACTGGTGGCAGTACAAGCCGCGTCTTCGGTGTAATCTTGCCTCTAGCCAACAGCTTCACTGATACTAATGTTAATCAGTCTAGTTTAATTAAAGCATCTACAGGATGGGTCATCGGTCAAGATTTGGGAGACTATACCACATATGGACCTCTAAATAACAACATTGATAAGTTGTTTAGGTTTAGAAGTCTTGAGGGTGGCTCGTGGAATCAAAAAAATCTTAAGATTTCAATTCGAGATCTTAATGCCGCAGCAAATGAATTTTCGCCTTTCGGCAGTTTCACAGTTGAAATTCGTTCATCAAGAGATAGTGATAACGACCCAACTGTTCTAGAGAGTTTCACCAATTGTAATCTTAATCCAAATTCTGCTAACTATGTCGCCCGAAAGATTGGTGATTCGTATGTAGAGTGGAGTGATACAGATAGGCGATATCGGGAATATGGCAATTTTGCAAATAAATCAAAATATGTTTATATTGTAATGCACTCAGATGTAGATGCAGGCGCAATTCCTGATGAAACATTACCTTTTGGTTATTATGGTCCACTACGTTTCCGTGGATTTGGAGTTACATCTTCAGCAGATACAGATACAAGAACTTTGACTGCCGACAATTCGGGAATTACCGGTGTCGCTAACACAAAGGCAGTGCTTGAACAAATAGCTACTGGTAGCGGAGCCGGGATTGTAACGTTCTACGGAGAATTCACCGGTTCGTTTTTGTACCCGAAGACATACCTACGATACACTACAGAAAATGGCAACTTGTCATCACCAACTGATGCTTATTTTGGTCTTGATACCACCATCTCTGGAAGTTCGACACGCTTTGAACCTTCTTATGTGGATGTAGTCGGAGGTTTGCCAGATGACTTAAGGGTTACAGACCCAGGCGCAGCAACCCCATCTGACTCAACTTTTGGTCCTACAGAGTATGAGTATGTGTTTACGCTGGATGATGTGACACGTCATTCTACCATTACTTCTGGAATCACAGCAACAACAGCATCTGCCACTGGATATTGGGTTTCTGGTTCTCGCCGTGCGGGAGCTTCTTTAACCTCTACCGGTTCTTCGCCCACATACAAGGGTGTTCTGGACGCAGATTTTAATAAATTCACAATGCCATTATTTGGTGGTTTTGACGGAGTAGATATTGAGGAAAGAGATCCTTTCAATGATTGGAGTCTTGGCGGAAACAACTCAACAACATTTACTGAAACTACAAGCTATGCTTTTAACTCAGTAAAAATGGCAATTGATTCTTGTGCAGACCCAGAAGTTGTAGAGTGCAATATGATGACAGCACCGGGAATCACTACAAGCGGAATTACAAATCATATTCTAAATGTAAGTGAGAATCGGGGGGATTCCTTGGCAGTAATTGATATTGCTGGAAACTATACGCCACGCGAGGATCGGTCAACTTATTACTCTAGTGATTCTAACAGTTCCATTCGTGGATCTGTTTCAACCGCCGTGTCAACGTTAGACGACAGAGTTATTAATAACAGTTACGGAGTAACATACTTCCCATGGTTGCGATATATTGATGAGAATAGCGGACTTGATTTTTGGGGTCCACCATCGATTGCAGCGGTTGGCACGTATTCAAGTGCGCAAACAGATTCAGAATTGTGGTTCGCTCCCGCTGGTTTTACAAGGGGTGGCTTAACCGAAGGGTCTGCCGGTCTTCCAGTGATTGGAGTGAAACAACGTTTAACTTCCAAGGATAGAGATGATTTATATGAAGCAAATATTAATCCTATAGCATCTTTCCCAGCAGAAGGAATCGTTATTTTTGGACAAAAGACGCTTCAAAAGACGCCATCTGCTCTAGACCGAGTGAATGTGCGCCGATTGATGATTTATTTGAAGAAAGAGATTTCACGTATGGCAGCACGATTACTCTTTGACCAGAACGTTGAAGTGACATGGCATCGGTTTACAAGTCAAGTTATTCCATTCTTAGACAGCGTAAAAACTCGTTTAGGGCTAGAAGACTTTAAAGTGAAATTGGATACAACAACAACAACACCTGACTTAATTGATAGGAATATTATGTATGCAAAGATTTATCTTAAGCCTGCTAAATCCATTGAGTTTATTGCAATTGATTTTGTGATTACGAACTCTGGTGCGGCTTTTGAGGATTAAATTGATAAGTAGCAACTACTTATTTTAGGAGAGGATAATAAATGGCATTTTGGAATGACTCACAATTAGAACCTAAGCGTTCATATAGGTTTCTACTAAGAATAAACGGTTTTCAACCATATCTTATAAAGTCGGTTAAAAAACCTTCGTTTACTATAGGTGAGACGCCGCATCAATATCTTAATCATACCTTTTATTATCCCGGTCGCGTTACATGGAATACAATTGAATTTACAATTGTTGATACAGTGGGTGATTCAGATAACGGAACTCGTCAAGTTATGGGTCTTCTGGAAAGGTCAGGATATACACTACCAGAGATGCAGAATACCAATACCATTTCCAAGGCGGAAGCAATCAAAGCTATGGGACAGATTGTAATCGAGACAATTGATGCCGATGGCGACGTTAAAGAAAAATGGTTTATTAAAAATGCCTGGATTCAAAGCGCAACTTTCGGAGATTTATCATATGAAGCTGAAACAATGCTAAACATTTCAGTCACTTTGAGGTATGATAATGCTGGTGTTGAATTTATGGAACCACAGGGCAAATTGCCATCTAACTTATCCGTCTAATTTTGCACACAAGGAAAATAAAATTTTAAAACTTTTTAAAAACAGAGGTAAACATGCCACGAAATAATGAATCCCGTTTAGGGACTCAGGCAGAAGGCGATTCACCGCCAATTGAAAATTCAAATTCACTTTTAAATTTTGTAATACCCACTGAATTTGTAGAACTTCCTACAAAGGGTAAATTTTATCCACCTCACCATCCCCTGCATAATGTAGAGGAAGTTGAGATGAGATACATGAGCGCAAAAGAAACCGACATTCTCACATCAAAAGCTCTCTTAAAAAAGGGTATTGCTATTGATAGAATGCTCGAAAGTCTTTTACTTGATAAGAATATTAAAGCCGATGAAATGTTTACAGGAGATAAAAATGCTCTTGTGGTTGCTGCCCGAATCAGTGGATTTGGACCAAACTATGAAGCGCAAATTTCTTGTGAAAATTGCGGAAATTCAGCCGAACACGAATTCGAGCTTAATGAGATTGTATCCAAACAAACAGCAGATGATATACGTTTCTCCGAACGGGGAACTTTTTTCATTACCTTACCAAAGACTGGTGTCGAGGCAGAGTGTTGTTTGTTAACCGGGAAAGATGAGTCTTATCTTTTAGCCCAGTCCGAAAAAAGACGAAAATTAAAATTACCAGACACAACAATGACAGATCAATATAAAATGATTATTGTTTCTCTCAATGGTGTAGTCGAAAGGAGTAAAGTCGAGGAATTTGTGGATGTAATGCCTGCCATGGATGCTACTCATCTTCGTAAAGAATATGATAGAGCAAGACCAGATGTAGACATGACGTTTCAATTCGAATGCAGTAACTGTAATGCCGAAAATGAAACTGATATCCCTTTCTCGGCTAACTTTTTTTGGCCTAAGTGATTCGTATAGCGAGTACGTCTATGAACAGCTTTTTTATTTAAAGCATTATGGTGGATGGAGTTTCATTGAATCATACAGCTTGCCGGTTCAACTACGAGAGTGGTGGGTCAAACGTATAGGCAAAGAATTCCAAAGAGAAAAAGATGATATGGAAAAGTCGCAAAACAAAAATGCGTCACTTCCATATCGTGCGCCATGATCTAAACTCTTGTTGTAGGGTTTTTTATTTTTGATTATTGGACTATTTAATATATGGAGATTCTATTGTGAAAGATATTAACAATTTTTCGAACACTGTAAGAAACATTTTAGAAGCTACTATGGGGTTTGCTTCTCACCAAGTTTCGATCAAGGGAAATAAAAAGTATGTGAATACCTTTGTTGAAACATTGTTGCAGGAAAAACGATTTCTTGAAAAATATTTAGAACACGGCGAAAATCATTCTTCTACCCAAGCTGAACGAGTAATATTGGAAGAGAAGATTGAGAATTTTGAAAATTCAACAGGAATTGTCTGGCCTCTAGGGGATTAATAAAAAATGGCTAACGGTCAGGGTGGCGGTGGAGGCAATCGAAGTCGATTAGGAATTCTTGGTCGATCTGCGATCTATGCAGGCGCTACCGTTGGTGCCGAAAGCCTAGCCCCCGGCACTGGTGCAGCTGTCGCTGGTACAGCTGCTGCTGCCGAAGGGTTGACCAAAGTCATTCAGGCACTCCAGGGTGCAGTCGAGAAACTGACTGAACCGTTTGAAGAATTTTCGGACGCCACATCCAAAGCAGCCCAAGCATTCGGAGCCAAAGGCTGGTTTGAGAGTTTTGTAGATGCTGCCACCAAAGTGGACGACCTTCGAGCGAATTTACAACGTGCAACAGGACAGACAGAACAATATGCGAGTGCTGCAATAAGTTTGCAAGGCGCACTTAGCGGTCTTGGGTTGTCCACTGAAGAAGCTACCAAAACTTTTACAGCTTTACACGACTCTTACTCTGATTTTTCTGATCTTTCTCCAAGGATCCAAAAAGCCCTCGCACAACAAACTGCTTCACTAACAAGATTAGGAATTTCTCAAGAAACAACTGCAAAAAACTATCAACTTATGGGCAAAGCTCTAAGAATGACAGACAAAGAAATGGAAAAGGCAACTGCGAGGATGACGAAATCTGCATTATCTTTGGGAATTGCCCCTCAAAAAATGGCAAGTGATTATACATCAATCATGCCACAGTTAATGCATTGGGGACGAAGCGCCGAAGATGTTTTTTATAAATTAGCTGCACAGTCAAAAGCCACTGGAGTTGAAATGGGTGAACTACTTGGTGTCGCATCTGGTTTTGACACCTTTGAATCAGCTGCTCAAAAAACTGCTAAACTAAATATGCTTTTGGGCGGACCCTATTTAAATTCTGTTAAGATGCTCGCGGGAAGTGAAGCTGAAAGAATTGAACAGTTGAGGGAGAGCATTAAACTTACAGGGCTGTCGGTTGAACAATTCGGACGGTTCCGTGGTAGGGACATAATGAAAGAAATGGGCTTTAAAGATATGGCTACTTTCTATCAAGCCATGGGAGCACCCGATAGTGTAATTGAAAAATATAGAAAAAAACTAACACCCGCCGAGCTTGCCCAGCAAAATTTAAACAAAGCAATAAGCAACGGAGTAAAACTTACAGAACAATGGTCGGCATTTTTCGAAAGAACCTCACGAATTATTGGAAATAAATTCTTGCCCATCATGAAAGAGTTCGGCAAGTTTATGATGTCCGGTGAAGGCGGCAAAGGCATCACCGACATGTTTAACTTCTTTGCTTTGCGCATAAAAGATTTGGTGAAGTGGTGGGATCAACTAGATGGTCCAACTAAATCAACTATTAAAAACTTTGCCAAATTTCAACTAAAATTGGTAGCTACATCATTTGCTGTATCGCAATTTTCGGGGATATTAAGTCCTGTGTTGGGGATGTTCACGAGCCCAGGCACAGGCTTGATCGCTGCATTAGTTTATGTCTCGCAATATTGGGGCAGATGGGACGATCTTGTAAAAGACACGACAACCCACCTTTATCGACTAGATTATACAATCCGTACTTGGTTAGGGACTATGAAGCAAAAAGAGGGTTGGCAATGGTTATCTTATGTTGAAGACTTTTATGGTTTTATGAAGATTAAAATTCCTAAAGCCATTGATGCCGTAGCTATTTATTTTGGACCGACTGGTAGTTTCAGCAGTGACTTTGCTTATTTTTCTCAGCAAGTGAAAGATGGTTACGAGATTGTTTCATCTTATTTTACGACAATCCAAAAAGCAACTGCGGCACAAGGTGGGGGACTGCAAGGGTTTATCGTTGTGTTAAAAGTTGAAATGAAGAAATTTATCCGAGAGATCTCGCAATTCTTGCTTTCCGAATTCTCAGGAGCCCTTTCCACCTTTAGTCAAGGTCTTCTAGAGACTGGAGAAGGACCACTTGGTATTAACATGCTGCCTTCAGGGATACAAAATTTTGCAAGGGGGAATATTATTGCCGACCGCGCAAAACAGTATGGGATCAGTCATGCCCAGTCAGCAGAGTTTATCCGAGCACAGGCAGAATTCGAGAACGCGGATTCTTGGGTCTTCGACAGCATCTCCGCCAACACAGAGGTGAGTCAAAAGAAAAAAGCCCTCGGTCGTGCTGTGGGTCTCACCGACCTTGGAAAATTGCTCATTAGCGAAATGGGTGACGAGGCTGCAAAGAAGCTGTTTAAGAGTGATACGAAAGATATTGTTGACGCAGTTAGGAAAGCTCTCCCAGAACGCCACGGCGGAGGATCTTTCACCCGAGCAATTGTGCGAAACGATGAAGGAATTGTAATGGTTCCACCAGGAATGAGTGCGATGGCAATCGCATCCTCTATGATGAATGGCGGAAACCAAAACGCAGCTGCATCAGGACCAATTAATCTTTATGTGGATGGAGAAAAACTTGCAAGCTCACTTCCTCTGGTAAATGCCTTAAATAAAGAGTTAGGAACTAAATTGGGATAGTATTTATTCTATAGGGAGGAAGCATAAGATGCCAGTAATAGCAAATGTACGAAAAGGATTGAGTCAGGGAGGGAGATTTCTCGGACTCAGCGGAGGGTTTAATGATCAATCAGATGCTCTCAAGAATGCCGGTCAAGTCATCCTGTTTACTCACGTCCCCACAGGAACAACAGTCGAATTTAAAGCATTTTTAACACAATTTCAAGATCAGTTTTCCTCCAAATGGCAATCACAGGCGGGTTATGGCAGAATGGATAACATTCAGATGTTTCAACAAACAACGCGCCACCTTCAAATTACTTTTAAAGTTGTGGCAGCATCACTAGAAGAAGCCAAGAGCAATATGGTTAAAATGTCAACATTTTCTCAAATGCTTTACCCCACGTTTGACGGATCGGGAGGAGCCCAGACAATGAAGGCTGCCCCGTTAATAAAGCTGAAGTTTATGAATTGGGCACAGAATGCAAACGATGGCACAGGGTTAATGGGCGCGACAAAAGGCTTTAGTTTTGCGCCTGTTTTGGAACCTGGCGTCTTTACGACCAAAGATGCAGCAGGAATTCCTATTTTATTTCCAAAAGAGCTGGCAGTCAGTGTTCAGATGGATGTTATTCATGAACATGCGTTGGGTTGGAGAAAGGAAAAGACGAAGCCTATACGCAAAACTGCACCAACATCACAAAAATTAACCACAGCCACCGCAGTTGAATGGTATCAGCCGCAGAGTCAACTCTTTCCTTATGGAGAGTTCGTGGGAACACAAAATTTTAGCAATGTTGCAAGCCAAGTTCCCAATCCCGATTATGAGGAAAAAGAGAAAAAACAAATAATAATGCCCGACGAGAAGACTCGCGGTGCGGCACTAGAAGTTATGGCACAAGCAGGCGAAGCGGAGCGAACCAGATACAAAATCTCTCAGATGGCGTCGGTTTTGGGTGACTCAGGTATGGCGACCAAGCCGGGGGCGAAAGAGAGAAGGGGCATTGGCACCTCCTTTACCAAGAAGTATCCAGCAGGAGGGCTTTTTGAATAAATATGACCTCAAGATATAGTACAACGCCTATTGGCACAAACTCGTCAGAGCAATACGAGAATGAGTTCAAAGAAAGGAACGTAAAATTTATAAGACAGTATTTTACTCCGATTCTTCGACACCTCGATCCTTCTCAAATGGTTGATATAAGCGGAATCTCTCATACCTGGAAAGTCG